GGGATATTCACGACCTCCTATCGTGACTGACATTGTTCAGCAAAAGCCAACCCCAACCGGCAATATGGCCAATACTGATGCGGCAGACGCTGTAATGAAGTTGTCCTTGGATTCAAAACAGGAGTTAACAATTGATTCAAGAACAGTAGGACTAGACGGAGAAGACCAAATGGATATTGGTCGATTCTGTGCTCGTGAGTCCTATTTGACACAATTTGGCATGACGGCACAAGATGGGCCTGACGCGTTGCTTTGGAATGCACGCGTTACGCCTAATCTATATAATAAAAATGGGTCGGAGTTGCATCCGACCCCTATGGCCTATATGGCTACAGCTTTTGAAAAGTGGCAGGGTTCCATTAAGTTCAGATTCCAAGCTGTGAAATCTAATTTTCACAAAGGGAAGTTACTGATACGTTGGGATCCCAGAGCACACTCATCAGCAATACAGTATAACACTGTTTATAGTCGAGTAATCGATTTAGCCGAGTGTGATGACTTTGAGATTGTAGTAGGATGGGGTCAAGCTGAACCATTTCTTTCGTGCAGTGAGATGTCGACGACTACTAATGTGTATTCGGCAAGTTCACGTTTTTCGAATGATACTTTGGGACGCTATAATGGCGTTTTAGAAGTAGCAGTGGTTAATAGCTTGGTGTCACCATCAGCAGATTCGGACATTAGCTTTAATGTTTTTGTTTCGGCCTGTGAAGATCTTAAATTTGGTGAGCCCACTACTGATAAGTTGAAGAAATTCAACTTGTGGGCCACACCAGGTGGATATGTTCCCCAGTCTGGGAAATATGTGCCACAATCAGGAGTTATTGATGCCGCAGCTATTGCTGGGACATCGGAAGGTGCTACAGATGCACCAACAAATCCAGATCCTATCAAACCCATTGCAGATACATGCGCAGTGGCGGATCAAACAATGAATGTGTTCTTTGGAGAGGCACCGACATCAATTCGCGAGTTAAATCGCAGGTACATTCTTCATAGAACAGATGCACGTTCATACAATACTGGGTTCTCTAGT